GGCGTACCTAAAGGGTACGCTGTTCCTATGAGAGGAAAGTAAGGCTCAAGCCGATCATGCCAAAACTGCCAATGGTATTTCTGATTTCCAGAAAGACCTTCAGCAGTAGCACCAGGACCGTGTCTAGGGGCGCATTGCTCGAGTTTAATATCGAGTAACATGCGATTCCATAGAACGAAAGCCACACGATGGAATTCATCGATGGATTCTGTTGGTGCCAAGAACGTCTCAAATTCACGCTCCGTTTCTTTGAAAGACGTGAGTGAGTCTGCCTCCCGTGAGGGGGCGCAGTCAACCTCAACCTTCTTGAAAAGTAGGCAAATTTGCCTAACAGATTCAATGATGGTGGGGGTGTCTTCATGTTTCTCATTGATAATTCTCCCTGTCTCATAGTCGAAAATACGACTGATCATACCCTGCAAAAATGCAGGGATTGATCCACATTTCCGAAAGCTTCGGAAAAGTGTTGAGTCGATTCTCCGGTTTTCGAGACTTCTTTCGAAGTCCCTACAAAACTGGGGAAGGGTTATCGTCAAAAACGAAAAACCTTCCTTTTCGACCCGTGACTTAATAGTTACTAAGTCACGTAAATCAGAGACATCAGCGATGCACTTGGTAGAGGCGTCTATATAGACAGCTTCTACCAACTTCAGATAGTCACTTACGTTGCTTTTCATGCTGCCTCCAAACTAGGGGGTCGGCATCAAGCCACGTATATCCGCATACACTGACGCCAAATAATTGGCAGCAGTGCCTAAGACAGTCCGTCGTCATCACGTTCAAACCAGGGAAGAACAGAAGTTCCTCCAGGGTCTGACGAGATAGCGACTTTCTGAGTCTTAGGAATTGTTACCAACGTTATGCGAAAAGGCACGTTGTAGCCCTCCAACAACCCATTTAGCAAGCTCACTAGGAGCACTATTTGGATGGAGGACGGGAGCTTCGAGTTCGCTTTTAGGGCGGACTCAGCCAATGGCACAGCGACGGAAGTAGAACGACCGTCGATAATGCTATACAGCAGCTTCTTAAGATTGGAGTTCAATTAGGACTCCTTTCCAAACAACTTGCCAGATGCCGTTGTGTCAAGCCAGGTCTTAAGACCTGCTATCAGTTGATCTACCTGTGTCTGAGAGAACCCATAATTGGGCCTATCAATCACGCAGTAGAAAGAGAGCACTTGATAGTCGTTTTCCGCGGTAAGCGGATCGGCCACAATTGCTCTTTGATCGATACGGGCCATAGACCGAGAACGGTCTCCGGATTCCGTATGACTAATCTTCAAAGTGAAGGTTTGGTCTGCTTTCTGGTAAATAGACGACTTACCGTCGCTAGATACCCGAGGCATCGATTGAGCAACTGAATTGACAGTAACAATTTGTGGATCTGCGAACATATTGTGGTTGACCTCCAAAGTATTATCGGGAGTTTATACCACACTAACACCAAAGATTCCCAACCTTTGGCGCAGGTCTAAGAGTGTGGAACGATATGATCCTTCTCAAAAGCCCTTGGTAGGAACTTTACGAGATATGCCAAGTGCGGCAAGGATCGCTAGACGCATTGGGGATAGAGATTCCCAAGGCGAGTCAAACCCATATGGACTACCTGCCTCTTTCCTCTGCTTGGTATCAATAGTTCGATACCAAGTAAGATTCACATCTCCAGACTTTAGCGGGAGAAGAACTCTAAGTTCTAACCGCTTAGTTTTGTGATGCATAAGGTAAAGGTACTGGGACACGACACCATCGATTAGTTGTTCTTGGAGGCGGTCAATATTCCGACCAATACCAAGACCCCAATCGACGAGCCATGTCCATGGTGTAGCACGCCAGATGTTCGACGGACTGACGCGAAGACCGTACATCGTCATTTGACGCTGCACGTTATCCCATGCGCTATTATTAGCGAACAAGGGACCGTCTTCCCAGCCAGGATTCTTGTCGAAAAGTGAGTTGTGCCATTTAAATCTACCAACAGAAGTAACGTGAGTCATAATCTGCTCACGAAGCTCCCATTGAATAGACGTACCTGGACGCAGAAGATGATCGTAGAACAAGACGGGTTCAAATACCCGCCCCGTTCCACTGGTAATCTTCGTCTCACTTAAATCATCTAACAGGGTCCTCCTATATACTTTCCACTGGTCATTACCGTGGGCCATTCTGCCCATGTAAGACGCAGTATTCTTGTAAGCATTATAAAACTTACTAAGATCGGAAAGAAAAGGGTTCCAGCCAAATTGCTGGTTCAGAAATGAGTCAGACACCTTTTTAGGTGCCTGTTTCCAAGATGTACCGCTGCCGCCCATGACCTTCCAAATTCTATGGAAGTCTTGAGAGGACTGCTTTAACATCCGGGGAATGTCGCGTGATTCTGAAAGAAACACGAGACCACTTGCCATTTCTATACGGGGCGCAGTTGCAGCCCACGCCTTTGGACCCCAGCCGCTAGTAGAAGGGATGAGACTCAAAGACTGGTTTCCCAAATGTTTATTCCAATCAACATATTCATTCGTTGATTGGTTATATGGGAAAGGATAGACGGGATTACAAAACCCGCCTACATACCTCCAAGGACGATCACCCAATCCTGTAAAGAATATGGGAGTCGTAGACTCGTAGGTACCCTGTCCTTGAAATAAACCATCCACTTCCTGCTTAAAGTCAGTGTTAACGACTTTCAACTTCGTGAACGGTCCTCCCTGATAGTAAGGGGGGCCGAGATGAGTTTCATCATCGGTCCACTCACGAACAGAGAAGTACTGATTAGGGGAAACCAATTTGCGATTATCGCCAATTGGTGGTTTTATCCATTTCCCCTGGTCGTAGGCTTCTAAATATCCTGCCGACACCTGGAAATTAACCCTATCTATATAGTGATTAAAATCCAGCGTACGTGCACGATGTCGCTTAACACCTAGTGGCATTTGCTAACCTCCATATGGAATAGATAGAGTAGTCAAAAGACTAATTGCACTGCTCTCCATCTAGTCAGTGATTTGAGGAAGAACATCGCTGTCCCTCCAGACACCCCG